GTAGGATTCTGCTGATACTGCGCATTCCACTTGGAAACAGGGATCGACGCCTTAACTGCATCCAATTCCTCCTTCTTCCAGAACTCAGGCCACAACACATTGCCCGAATCTTCAAAAACAGCAGGCAATTCAACCACCTCCCACTGGTCAGAGTGCGTTTCTGTCTGACGATTCAACAATCTGCCCGTCAAATCCGCTGTATTCCACCGCGTCATCACGATCACAATCGCACCACCGGGCTGTAGTCGCTGTCTCGGCCCCGATGTGTACCATTCGTAACAGGAATCCAACAAATTGATCGACATCGCGTCCTGTTCAGAGTGCGGATCGTCAATAATCAACAAATCTGCACCCCTACCCGCTATGGCACCACCCACACCGGCTGCAAAATACTCGCCACCTTGGCTCGTTTGCCACTTTCCTGCACTTTTTGAGTCAGAGGCCAAGGATACCTTAGGAAAAATATTAGAATATTCGTCCGAATCCATCAGGTTACGCACCTTGCGACCAAAGTTGATCGACAAGTCAGCCGTGTGCGTGGTCTGCATGATCTTCATGTCAGGATTCAAGCCCATCACCCACGATGGAAAGTAGATCGAGGCGAACTCAGACTTCGTATGACGGGGCGGCATGTTCACAATCAGCCGTTTCAACTCACCCTTGGCCACACGGGTCAACTTCTCCGCAATGATCCGATGGTGATCACCCTCAATGAAGCTCGGCCAGATGTACCGTATGTACTCCATGAACGAGTCCTTAGCCTTGTGCTGCGTATCAAGAAGCATCAAACGCTCCTGCAACATCAAAATTTCTTTCATCTCACCTTCAGAGAGGTGACTGAGGTTAGCCATTTCTATTTTTCATAACATTATGGGTGGTGAACGTTATATATACACTAACACTATACGCTGCGCTGTATAGGGGGTGGTGGGGGTCGCGACAAGTCGCGGGCTTTTTTTGGGTCTGCGCCCTAGGGTACCTAGGCCGCGCGCAGGTTATGCAAACTGTTAGGCTGAGCGGGCGACTGAGTGGCGCGATGGAAGGCCGCGACGATGTGAGCGCGGAGGTTTGACATGAGAGTGCGCCCTATCGGTCAGATGATGTCTAACTTGTGTCTAGGTTATTGCATTGGCGTTGCACTATTTTGCAGTAGCGTTGCGTGATAGCATTGCATTTGTGCAATGACGCACGGAAACAAAGGGAAGCGAAAATGTCAGTACAGAAGATTAAACAATCAATTCACGCCAATGCTCAAGAATATTTGATCAGTGATATTGCCGAAGATTCAGAATGTTTTGAAGTGCAATTAAAGCACCCATACATAAACTACGATACCGAAGAGACGATATGGGTTTACGCAAAAGAACACCTAGCTTTGGATGGCGGTTCTATCGACAACATGATCGAAGATTTGCAGTGCTGGCTTTCATATATTGAAGATGAGGTGGCGTAAATGAAATCACTCAAGAGAATGCTGGCGCGAAAGAAAGCCATACAAAAGCGCCTAGACAAGAATGATGACTATATTGCTCTCAAACTGTTGGAAAAAGAAATAGAGTGGATAATGGAGCCGCACCGCGACAAGGCTAAGACCGACTATTCAAAGAAAGGCATAAAGGCAAACAAAAAACCAATAGCTATTGGAGACATGTTTTACAACTATAAAGCCTTCACTAAATCGTTTCCAACGGCGAGATTCACGGCGATAAAAGAAGACTAGGCATCAACGTGCTGGGCATCCAATCGGGTGCCCATTGCGATGCAGCCTAGCATCATTTAAACTGTAACGACAAAGCAAAGTTAAGGAGACAATGCTATGACCGATATCAACACCAACGGCACCAGTCTGCGCGGGCACTTTCAAATGCCATACGCCAAACTGGTCGAGATCATCGGCAACCCCAACGCCATGAGTGATGGATACAAAACCGACGTAGAGTGGGCCTTCGAGCGCGATGGCGTAGTGGCCACAATCTACAATTGGAAGAACGGTCCAAACTACATTGGGCGCGGCACCATCGAGGACATAGACGAATGGAACGTCGGTGGCCATAGCGGCCAAGCGATGGATGTAGTAAGCGCGCTGTTGATGCAGCGATAAACCAAACGAGGGCTCCGGCCCTCACTCCCAACCTGATCCACGGATCAAATCAAAAGGAAAACAAACCAATGGCAAATCCATTTGGAAAGACGCGCGATGTTGAAAACCCATATGCAACCTATGTGGGCTATCACCATGAGATAGGGCCAATCGAGGTGCGCATACTGAAACGCTACAAGCAATCAGTCGAGGCCGAGAAAAAGAACCAGTACTCGCGATGGTTCATAGCAGCCAAATCTGACGCAACCTTCGGAAGCTGGGAATACGGCGACGACTACGCCGGGGTGATTCAGTCAGAGTATAAGCTATTGGACGCCGAGCCCGAGTGGCTCGCGCAGTATCCAAAAGCCGAACAAACAACATAAACAACCTGGGGGCTGCGGCCCCCATTACTCAAAACAAAAGGGAGACATTATGTTTCGAGAGCAATGGCCAACTGGCTACGACCAACGTCAATGGGAAATAGAAATCCTCGTATCACTTAGCGTGGCCGAGGAGCACCTAAAACCAGAGATGGAGGTTGTTTATGACGCCAGAAACCATCGCGATAGGGAGGGAGGTATTACTCTCCGAGATGATCGAGCAGCTTAATCAGGATGGGATTGTTGTCTCTACTGCTGAGCGTGCTCGCATGCGCGATGTCCTCACAGATAGCGTTGTCCGCGAAATGCTCGTGGTCATTGCCTGCTGGGATGACTAGCAGAGAAGGGAGCTCCGGCTCCCTTTTTTTTCGGATCAAAGCCCGGAGCCTGGCCTCGAGCACGGGCTCGCAGCCGGGGAGCCTGGCGCAAATATATATAGATGCCTCAAGGCCGCAAGCCTGCGAGGCCGCAGGCATTGCGAGCAGATATATATAAAACGCACAAGGCCGCAAGCTTGGCGGGCCGCAAGGCACGCCATCGGCATATGCAAGGCACCAAAAAATGTGTGCAAATGACTGGCAGAATTTGCTAAAATAAACGCAACAGCTAAGCAATTGGCTGGCAACAAAAGGGAAAAAGTTATGGTTAAGAAACTATTGGATACCGCCAAGGTTAGCGGTAACACGAAGGTCGCCAAGACCGGCAAAAAAGGTTTGCCATTTGGCGGCAAGGTACGAATGGCGCAGTTGTCTATGATGCCTGACAGCATACTATGCGCAGGTAGCAAGGCAGCTGGGTGCATGGACTCATGTCTGAAAGATTCGGGCCTAGCTAAAGCCTACCGAAGCGTAAACATAGCCCGCCAAAAGAAAACCGACTACTGGCATCAAGACCGCGAAGGTTTTCTGTCACAACTCCGGCGCGAACTAACTAACTTTCAAAAAAACGTATGCGAAAAGCAAGGCGTGCAAGGCGTTGTCCGTCTTAACGTGCTCTCCGATATCGCATGGGAGGAGCACAACATACCCCAAGATTTTCCGACGCTGTACTTCTACGACTACACGAAGCGCGCCAAGCGCCTCAACAAAACCCCATCGAACTATGACCTGATGTTCTCATACAGCGCGCGGCACCAGTATCGAAAGCAGGTATTGATGGCTGTATGCCAAGACAATCCGATAGCCGTGGTATTCAAAAGCAAGATGCCCGACACATTCCTAGGGCGCGAAGTTATCGATGGCGACCAGTCAGATTTAACCAACGTCTACGCTGGCAAGGTGATCATCGGACTAAAGGCTAAAGGCCCAGCCAAGCATGACACGAGCGGATTCGTGGTCGATGCCAACGTCATCCCATCATTCACAGCAGTCTAGAGGGTAGGGGAGCAACGCTCCCCATCACCCCATGCCAACTATCACCACCAGAGCAGGCGCACACATAAAAGTTGGCGCAAGGCCGCAAGCATGCGTAAAAAAATCGCAAAAGGCCGCAAGCCCTCAGGCGCACGCACGGCCCCGTACAAGGCCGCAAGGCCGCAAGCCTACGCAAACCCCTAGGCGGGCGGGAAAACCCCTCAAATCAAACGCTAGACCCCTTGTGAGAGGGGTGGGGTGCAACTAACCCCCACAAATCCCCACGATTTGGGCACTTTTTGTCGGCACTCATAATTTTCTATTGACATGGAACGCCAAAGCATTAATATCGAACGCGCATAGCAAACAAAAGGAGTAAGCAAATGCAATTTAAAGAATGGCCAGCACCCTCAGAAAACTCACTGACTCAAGCAGTGAGAGACATGATTACCCACGAGATCGACATCATTCACGAGAGTGAGTGGTGGAAAGAGATGATTGATGAAGCCGTTGATCGCAGGCTCGCTGAACTCGAAATGTGGAAAAGAATACAGGAGGGTAAGTAATCATGGCACCACGCAACAACAACCCGTTCCAACCCAAAGACCTTGACCCTACGCTTGCAGCGATGGGGCCACGCTCTACCATAGAACTCAAGAACCTTAGTCACAACGTGACCTTCTCTGAAGAGACGCACTGCTTCTCAGCATCTGTCTACATCAACGGCAAGCGCATGTTCTGTGCTAAGAACCGTGGACACGGTGGCCCAAACGATTACTCGCCATTTACGTTGTATTTAGGCGAATACGGAGAAGCCTTTGAAGAATCCATGGCAGTCGCCCGTGAAGAGGCCAAGCAATACACGCTCAAGAAGATTGAGTTAGGCGAAGACTTGCAGTGGGCGATAGACGCATTCGCAAGTGAAGATGAAGACGGAAATCCCAGTCAATCTAACGAACTAATCGATTGGCTAATCGCGGATCTGATCAATGAACAACTGACGCTGAAAGAAATGCGCAAGACGTTGAAGAAGAAAGTCACAGTCTATGACCCCAAGAGCAACGACATCTTGCACCTTGGCAGAGATAAGCCCACCGATGAGATCTTAGAGAAGTATAAGAATCACTTCGCCACAAGAAGCGAAATAAAGAACGCCAAAGATTGGATATGGCTTAACACGATCCCAGAGGCGGAAGCCTACAAGTATTGGAGGACTGCATCATGAGTTCAATCGACGGCAAGATTTCATGTGACCGCTGTGGTGAGTACAACCATGAACGAAGCATGGTGTTTCACGGCACCACCTCCATGTGCGTCGGATGCAATGACGAGGTCGAAGAGTTGGATTCAGAAGAAGACATCTTCTTCCCCTGCGACGAGTGCGGCACGATGACTGCTGAGCACATGCTTGCAAAAGTTCCGACCAACGCAGGCACGCTCAACTGTTGCCCGATGTGCTACAGCGAGTGCTATGAAGACCCCCGTGGCGTCTCAACGGAGTACACCATCAGCTACCTTGAAGTAATCAAGCACGAAGTGAAGGTCACGGCCATGAGCCGTGCCCAAGCGGAGCGCATCACATTGTCTGGCAACAAGGCGTTTGCCTTACGCACAACCCGATTGCCTCAGACCATTGGCAAATCAATCATGAGTGATGGGACATGAGAGTGCTTGACCTCTTCTCTGGCATAGGTGGTTTCTCTCTTGGCCTTGAGGCTTGTGGTATGACCACCACAGCCTTTTGTGAGCGTGACCCCTACTGTCAGTCCATATTAAAAAAACATTGGCCCAAAACGCCTGTACACACGGATGTGAGGAAGTTAGATGGAAAGCAATACCAAAATTCAATTGACGTTGTGGCAGGAGGATTCCCTTGCCAACCATTCTCAGTCGCAGGCAAGCGACTTGGATCAGAGGATGACCGTCACCTCTGGCCTGAGATGTTACGAATCATCAGAGAGTGCAGACCACGTTGGGTCATTGGAGAAAATGTTTCTGGCTTCGTCAAAATGGCACTCGACGATGTGTCATCTGACTTGGAAGGAGAGGGCTACGCCGTCAGGGCGTTTGTACTTCCAGCTGTCGCCGTCGAAGCGCGCCATCGTAGAGACAGATGCTTCATCATTGCCCACCGAGAGGATGTGGCCTACGCCAGTGGCAAGGGATTACAAAGACACGGGCAAGAACACCAACTACGAAGCTTTGGCGAAGAAGAGCAAGTTATCGGGCGCGGTGATGTGGCCAACCCCCACGGTGAACGGCAACTACAACAGAGCGGGTCTGAGCAAGAAATCGGGCGATGGTCTGGCGACAGCGGTGAAGAAGAAAGAGATGTGGCCCACACCATTGGCTCACGAGGCGAGACTTGGCTATCAGGACAGGAGCAGGGGCAAGAAGGGCACTCAGGAGAGTTTAACCACGAAGGTTATCAACGATCTTGGTGGGAGACAGGAGGTGAGTGGCCAGCTGAACCCAGCGTGGGTCGAGTGGCTGATGGGGTTCCCAATCGGGTGGACAGAATCAAATCCCTAGGAAACGCCGTTGTGCCTCAACTCATTCAAGCCATTGGCGAGTTAGTTCTCGCTGCAGACAAGGAGATATACGCGCATGAATGACATGCTGTCATCAACAGATCCCTACGAAAAAGAAACCCGTGGTGGCATGAGAGACAACTCATCCACCATGCACCAACACAAAATTGAGCGTGAGTTCACTTGTGTTTGGTGTGGTGTGAAGTTCATGAGCACGCAATCATCGGCCAAGTACTGCTGTCAGGCTCATCGAAGCAAAGCCTTTCGAGCGGTGAGGCGCATTGATAAGCCAAAACGTATCAGTCAACTGAGGCGTAGAGGCAAAGGTTTCAGACCACCGATTGCGTTGGTTCGTTACCATTCGTCCTCCTCATCTTCATCACCATCATAATCTTCTTCCTCACCATCGAGGAGCTCGGCTGCGGGCTCCTCATCTTCTTGCTCCTCAAACTCTGCATCCTCGAACTGTGCCTCTTCAACATCATCGACATCATCATCAGGCACCTCCTCAACATCCATCACGCTGTCATCCACCACTGCAGCGCGCAAGCCGGGCATCAGCTGATTTTTGTCAAGCAGAGCATTCAGCCTGGCCTCAACTTCTGATCGATCCATCTGATCGATTCGCCCGTGCTTGATCTCTTTCTTCTCAACCATCAAGCCCGCAAGTTTTGCTCTGCCCAACTCTGCTGTGACGGCTGCGCCATACGAGCCGTCCTCAACAGCAGCATCTCTGATCATCTGCAAGTCACGGGCAACCTTCTCAAACGTGATCTCATACTTCTTCTGCTGCGCTTCTTGGAGCTCACGAATCTTCATCTGCAGGTTCATGTATCTGGGATCATGCAAAAGCACATACGCAATCTGTCTTGGGTTTGAGTAGCCTGCTCGATGCGCAGCTTCGGTGTTAGTCAGATCGTGATACACATAGTGCTGAATGAACGCCTGCTGCTTCTTCGTGAACGGCTTTTCTTTGTGCCTCTCAGGCAGGCTTCGCTTTGGATTATTCAACATATCGACCGCTTGATTTTTTGCCATACTAAAATCTCTTCTATACGCCTTCTGAAATCTCTTCTATGCGCCCTTGTTTGACATCCTACAAAAAAATTTTTTTCTTTTCTTCCCCCCTATTCTAAGAAGGGAGTAAGGGTGTATCCCGTAGGGGAGATATGTATATCTCTCTCCCCTTCTTTAGAAGTGCCCCTCGTGCCCTTTGCCCCTCCCTTTAAAATCAATGACTTAGGTAGGGGTAGGGGCAAGGGGCACGCAAGGGCACGCTGCCCCTCGTGCCCCTACCTACGTTTCCTTATAAATCAATGACTTAACCCACTTATCCACAGGGGTAGGGGCAAAATGAAAACACCCCCTTGCCCCTACCTCTTTTGGGTAAACCGGCTGTTCCGCGAACCTCGAAACTACTTTAACTTTCACTTGTAAGTTCGTCCCTTATGATCTTCTTGGGTGTCCTACGATCTACCCTATGATCTGTGATCAACAGCGCATCCCGGCCACACTTTCGACACCCTTTTCTGGGGTACTCGGCAGCGTAGTATCGGGCCTCGCAGACAAGGCATTCGATGTGCCAGGGACTACTCACATCAACCCCTTGATCCGCACGGCTTTGCCCGCGCCGCCCGACTCTTTGCTCACCTCAAGTCGGTACAATCGGGCGACTTGATACACTTCATCTGATGTGAGCCCTAAGGTCTTCGAGATCTCTGCGCGTTTGAACCCTTGCTGCATGAGACTGACGATCTTCTGCTCAAGTTCTTGCTCATCCATTTGTTCACCCTTCTCTTTCATGCGCATCCGAATCCTTATTGCTTTTTCCATTTGACCGCGCTTTACATTCCTCATTCTGTGCCGTATCTTCCGCCTAACACTATGTCTCCTTAACAAAGTGTTTGCCCCGCTTGGCGTCTTTATCCTTTTGTTCGTCTTGCGGGGCTTTTTTATGCCTGCCTTTTACGATCCGATTCACGCCTCCCACTTGAGTTTTTGTTGCAGCGGATGCGTGTCCACCCTGGGCCTGCTTTCCACATTCCACCCTTGTCCGACTCGTGTTGTTGCTTTGCCGATGCACCGCCACCCTGCGCCTCGTAAGCTGGCGCCGCCCTCTTCCTCGAGCGTGTAAGTGATCAGACTAGTGAAGCCCAACGCTTTGGCTGCCTTCCACGCTGTTGCGTAGAGCATCGAGCAGGCGTTGCGCGTGCCGTCGGTGCAACACCTATTGACCTCTAGCGTCCAGCCATCATCAAGATGCCGGGCTACAGGCCTGCCGACTATGGCTACGCCTCGCACCACATCTTCTTGTGACACGGCCACACAGAACTTTGCACCAGGCACCGGCTTGTGATGCCGATGATGCTCAGCCACAAAGGCGTTTGCTTCATCCAGATTGATGGGTGTTACTTTCATTTTTATACCCATGCCTTCTCCAGTAGACGCCAGTTGCACTGTTGTTTGCTTTCTCTATCTCATCCTGATGATCGGCCCAGAAGATGTCATCACTGACTAAGAAGTCTCCCCTCACCTGAGCTACTTCAAATCGAAGCCTTGGGTATCTTTCTTCCATGTGTTCTTTGATCTGCATGGCAGAATCTTTTTCTGTGTACCGGCCATCCATAAATGGTGTGCCGATAAATAGAACAACCCACCCGACTTGATCTGTGACAGTCCTACTCCATTGAGTGTTTTCTTTCATACGCTTCGATCCTCTCTTTTGTTTAACTCACCCTGCACAAGGCTAAGAATTCTATCGGCTAGTTCTGGCACACTACTTTGAAAGCCATAACCTTCAAGAAAATTGGCCCCGATGGCTATTCTTTCTCCAGACCTTTCTTTACCGCCTTCACTTCTATCGTATATTCCTGCCATAAGATGTTCAGATGCACTCTCTGTTCTCTGTTTAATATCAACAAGATGTCTTTCTATATTTTCCAACGCTGCTGTATTCATTTTTATGCCTCCCAAGGCTTTGTCATTTCATTTGATTCCAGATAGTGCCACACGGCCATGCCAGGCTGAGCGTATGTCTTGACCACGCTGCCCTTATACTTCTGCACATACGACACCGCTTTTCTTGCGGCCTTTTCACCACTATTCATGCCAGCGGCGCTGAGTGCTTCTCGCGCCAACACTTCAAGTTCCTTGCGCAGGTAAAACTTTGTGCTACTCATGGCATCAACCACCACGCTCGCTATCTTTACTTCATCCTCCTCACTAAGTGGTGACTTGATGTTGCGCGGTGTGAAGTCGTTGACCTTCCATAGGCCGTCATCGAAGTCGAAGTTTGCCAGATGTTCTTTTGGCTCACGGGCGTTACGCGCTTCATAGAAGATAGACACATCGGGCTTCTCGCCGCTGAGCTTGATACCGCTATCGAACCAACCGGCGAACACGCTGCCGCCTCGTGCAGACATGAATGACTTATCGTCTGCCCGTTCTTTGCCGGTGTGATGCGCGATGATCACGCTGATACCATGCATCTCAATAAGCATATCAACACGATCAAGGAGTTTGCGTATCTCTGTGTTGGAGTTCTCCTCGCCATCAAAGAAGTTGATGATCGGGTCTATCAGCACGATGTCGGGTTTGTGAAACGCTATCTCATCTGAGAACGCTTGTATGTCTTGGTCTTTCATCAGGTTCTTGCGCAGCCTGCCGCTGATGATCAGGTTGTTGTGCCCCATCGATATCAGATCTTGGTCAAACTCAAAGCGCCTGAAGTAAGTGTCGATCCTACGCTTCAAGAACTCTGCGATGATCTCTGCTTGGAACCACATCACCTTCAATGGTTTGCTGAACTCTTCGCCCATGAAGTCTGTGCCAGTGGTCGCCCCTGCTGCGAAGGCGCCAAGCCAGTTGGACTTACCTATCTTTGGTTTACCTAGCAGCAGTACTCGGCTCTTCTGGAAGATGAATGCATCGCCCCAGAACTGTTCGATGCCATCGTCGGTCATGTCAGACCATGTGTCTGCACTGAACGGCTGCAGTCCTAGCGGCCCTGACTGTGCCTCTTCATCTCCATCGCGCTTGAGTTCATCGAGCGGGTCTTCTTGTGACTGTATCTCTTTGAGATCTTCGTTGATCTCTGTCTGCCACTTCGATGTCTGCCATGCCATGATGCCTGCATCGACATCATCGGGGTGTCGTTTGATGTGCCCGTTGACGATACTGATGGTGGTACGGGTGACCTCGATCAAGTCCATCGGCGGCACACAGGATTGATTCCAGTCTTGTGCCTTGATCAGCACCTCGCGCATACCCCAGCCTTCTTTGACCCACTTGCCGACCAAGCGCGCTAGTGTGTCGTTGCGACTGCCTTGTTCTTTGGGTTCTTCTGTCAGCTTCTCGCGTATGCTTTCGACTTTGCTGCCGGTGTTGAACACATGAACTTGTTGTATGTCGGCTTCGCCTAGCAGTGGCAGGTCATCCAAGCCAGACACGCCGTATGACTGATCGCACTTCATGCGGTATCCCACGCTGGGTGACACCATGATGTACCCGCCATCGCCCCGGACATCCAGTTTGTTCTGGCCTACGCTGTTGCGGATCAGCGCGTTTGCACCACCGATAGAATAGAAGTAGTGCTTCCCGCCTTTGGGCGAGGTTTGTGTTAGTGGTGTTCGTGTGATGCCACCTGCATCTATCCAGTTCACAGCATCGTCTGAGTCTGCATCGACCACGGCGAATGATATGCCGGTGATTGCAGCCCAGTTTGCACCAGGGTATTGCGCATGCCACTGGGTGATCTCATCCTGTGACGGCTGGATCTTTTGATAGTGCTGCCATTTGACCCGTGGTGTCTTGGCCCACTTGGCCTTGAGATCTTCTTCGGTATCAAACGGATGACGTTGTCTGAAGTATTGTGGCAC